AGTTTACATTAGCGTTAGTCCACCCGGTTACGACATTCTTGCAGGAATATGAAGGTTGCTATAATTGACCTTTATGTATATAACTTCCGAGATTTTGTTTATAGTACTGTTAGAGTCTAGGTAGTGATTTTGAATGATATTCCTTGTATTAATCACTGAATGGCAAGTGACTTGGTAAGTCCTGTATAGTCTTCCAAGGTTTATTCACATAGTAATCTTGAAGTTCAGTGAATTTTGATTCTTTAGGAACTTTGTCTTTTATATTCTTGTTGCAGTACACCTAACTCTCTAACATCATTACTTATTGGTTAATTTTGCTCATATTAAAGAAACTTTGCAAATCACATTTTTCATTCATCTCTTACACATTCTGACTATAACCATTTACCATCATGTTGACGTTAGTCAATTGTAAATCTCTCTTTTGGCCCATTCCTAAATGTCTTTTAATAATATCTGTGTAAGACTCTAGTGGTTGATGAGTGTATTCTAAGTTTTTAGTCTTGGATATGACTCTTAAGCTAAGAACGTCTGAACCTAGTGCATCCCTAAAATGCTCATCTTACCAGCACTGACCATAAAATTAATATACTCTGCTACTGTCTCTAGTGTAAGACTCATAAGTGCTACGGAACAGTACCTAATTCTGTTATCCCACTTGCTCAATGTAGTTCTTGAAGAAAGTGCCTTATACATTATAAATGCATCCGTGAGTAGGTGTAGGAGGCATCTAGATGAAAGGTTTTTATTTTCCTTGAATATTCTAAGTGGCTTAGAAGTAGTTTATCCATCCTAAAGGTATTATTCTATTGACGGACTATTAATCTTTCAAGTACACGTTCTAGTGTTAATAGACTCTGCCACTGCTCCTGCAGTTCATCATTATTTGCTAATTTTCATTAATGGTATAACAACCTTCTCTGCCTGGTAAGTTATACTTCCCTGGAATAGGGTAGAAGTCTATCCCAGATACCTACATGAATACGTTATTGCCTGTAACGTTGAATTCTAAACCTTATAAGTAGTAGTGCACATCATTGATCAAGATATGAATGCTCTGATAGCAACCACTTCTGATATCAAAATGTTCGTTGTCAAAATGTAACCTCAAATATCTTTCTGACAAGAATGCATCAAAATATTAAGTGACCCCTGTTAGCAAGCGTTTTTACAAAGGTTTTAGTCTTGGTTGTTCTATTCTATCCAATTCGTATTATGACTCATTATTTTAATGGTATGTATTGTCATACTAATCGAGATTGGGTCTCACTGGAATGTAGTCTACTAATGGTAGTAACTAGTGGGTTCTAGCATACTTTGCTCCTAGATCTACTACTAAGGTATTGCCTTGACTTGATTCTATCTATTACAAGCTCTGTAGCTACATTAGATCACTGCAGTATCTCATGAAGCTATGCCCACCATTAAAAGTTTTTTGATTCTTGATAGTCTCTAATGGACCCGCTAGACCTAGTGTCTACAGGTATTGAATTTACTTTCCAGGCAAAACTCCACGAGGGTTACATTTCAGTATTTACCCATCTCTATGTAGACCCTTTTATTCATTTTATTCTTATCTTTACTAAATTGGCATCATCTCTGGGTGATAGATATCATACAACAAAGGCTTGGTTAGTCCAATGCAATCACAGCCGGGAAAAGTACCTATTGTTGAGTTATAAGTAAACTTGTCCATCCTTTAGTTTTTGTAGTGTTGCACCAAATCCTGCAACAAGCCATTTACCATAAATTCTTTTATGTTGCACATTTTCTATCCTGTTATACGAACTAGTGAGTTAGGGTTCTTTTTAGAACATAAGATTTTTGCGTAGTGCTTCAACACTTATTGACTACTGCATGTTAGAGGGCCTTGATCTTCTTGAGTCTAGAACATCAATTGACACTACCCTATCTCGAACATTTAAGTCGTTGTGTTTTTAGGTAACTTGTCGTATGGTAAGGTTCGCAAGTAGTAGCACATCTGATTTATTCTTTTCTAGATGTTAGATACAGGTGCTTCTTCTACTTAGTAGGGCTATTTGGACTATTCTTGCAGAGCTTATTCATGTGTTTAATATTTTAGATTTCTATAATCTACTAGAGACTTTTCTTCTTGATCGTTCTTCACACTAGTCAAAATGTTTTTTCTCTTTTGATTAGATCTGTTTCCTTTTATTCCTGTCTTCCTGATGACTTTCTTCTTAGACTTGCTCTAAGGACATGTTTGAGCGGATTCTGGTACCATCATCACCTAGTATATTCTTTTTGCTGTGTAGTTTTAAGTGCAGTTTTTATCGAACTACAGATAACAGTGCATAAGGTTCTAGCCTGTTTCACATAACACTATGCTAGCTTTCTTATGAGTCATACTTGGTGCAATTTACTGAGTGTATGTCTAAGAAATCAAGTTGATCCCTAGAAGATTGCATATCTACTGAAATAGAGTAGAACTAACTCCTTTATCACCTACTGACAAAGCATAATCCTATATCTTCTTAATTTCTTCAACTTCATCATTGTTGTCTAAGAGAGCACATACGGCATAGACCCAACAATAAGAAGATGGCATACATATGACCATCTAGGTGGAATCAGTGTAGGCGTGTTTCTCTCCGACAAGACTCCTCTTTATTCGCCCGATGTGAGGCATCTCCTCATTCTTAGTGAGGAAGAAAAAGTCCTTATGAGAGATTGGTAACAGGTCACAATATCTC